CCCTTCATAAAATAGACCCGCAGTCATACCGCGATCCGCAAGCTGGATTTTTCAGGTATTTGAAGTCAACGGAGGACCAGCTGAAGCGTGGAATGCAGCCTGACGCCATTGCAAAGCACAAGGAAGAGGCGGAATCCATATTTAAGAACATTAACAAGATAGTAGATGACATTTACGGCGTTCCGAATGTATTGGAAGAAGGATTTCCGCAGAAGTTTCCTTTTAAGCTGAAGAACATGATTAATCAATTATCCAGTGCCTCTGGAAAGAGGGTAACTGGGCTGAGGGAATATACGGGTCAACCGCAGTATGCCTCTACGCAGACACTTAGTGGCGGCGAGAATCCGCGTGAGCTCCTCTTCAAGTACACACCAGGAGCGATGCGCAAGGGAGAACCTGTTTATAAATATTCGCATGGATTCAGTGGAATACCGGAGGCCGAAGGAAAGAATGCCTTCGTGCACATGCGCACGTCCGATAGGACGGATGAGTACGGAAGAAGAATTATTTTCATAGAGGAAATACAGTCAGACATGCACCAGCCAATTAGGCAGTCACAGAAATATGTCAAACAAATGGCAGAGGAAGGAACACCTCCAATGCCGGGTGAATTAGCGAAATCACGCTATGCACAACGAGGAGACGTTCCTCTTCCCGTAAGCGCATCGGATAAGGTAAATGAGGAACAGTTCAGGTTGATTGTTGCCAAGATTGAGGACCTAGCTGCACAGCCGCAGACAGTAAAAACTCAAAAGCGAATAACGAAGCTTAATAAGGAAAGGGACAAAATAAGAAAAATAATTGACGCGAGCAAGAAAAAAGTTTCAAAAGAGACAAGCGGCGTACCGCAGGGTCCGTACAGCAAGACAGAGGACTATAATGAGTTTGTTATCAAGTATGCAACGAAGATGGCACAGGAAGGTGGGTATGACGGCGTGGCTATTGCATCGCCTGCAATTAAGACTAGAGGACTACGCACAACGGATGAAAGCTATGGTGGGCATATAGTGGCATATGGCCCAATGGCGACTGGCGCAATGAAAAAAGTTGCAAAGAAAAGTAGTGCAAAATTTGTAAAAACATCTATAATGGATTCTAAAGGTGTAGCGTGGGAAGTTCCAATGATCTGGCTTGATGATCAATCGAAATTTATTGTTTCAAAAGGACTTCCAGCATACAAGAGAGGGGGAATAGCTCGACATGGCTAGAGACACGAAGAATAATATAGATAAGGCATTAGAGGCATTAACTGGGGCATTAGAAATAGAACCTACTGGCGAAGAAGTGCAATTGGAGCCGGATAAAAACGTCAAGTTTGATCCGGACATTGAACTGATGGAAAATGAGGATGGAAGTGCAGACGTTAATTTTGATCCTAATGCGCCTATAGATACAGCAAACATTCCGCATGATGCAAATTTGGCGGATTATATTGAAGAAAATGATTTAGGTAGGTTGTCAAACGACCTACTTGCAGGATTCGAATCGGATAAGGATTCAAGGAAAGACTGGGAAGAATCCTATGTCAAAGGCCTTGATATGCTGGGATTCAAGTATGAAGACCGCACCCAACCATTCGAAGGTTCGTCCGGGGTCGTTCACCCCTTACTCGCTGAATCTGTTACACAGTTTCAAGCCCAAGCGTATAAGGAACTTCTCCCCCCAAGCGGCCCCGTTCGTACTCAAGTTATAGGACTCTCGACACCTGAAATAGAAGATCAGGCTAAAAGGGTGCAGGACTTCATGAATTATCAGATTACTGATGTCATGCGCGAGTACGACCCGGACATGGACCAACTATTATTTTATCTTCCACTTTCAGGATCGGCGTTCAAGAAAGTCTACTATGACGGTCTCTTGAAGCGTGCGACAGCGAAGTTCATTACCAGTGAGGATCTAGTAATCAACTATATGGCTACAGATCTGGCGAGTGCGGAGAGAATAACACATGTCATAAAGACAAATGGAAATGATGTAAGAAAGCAACAACTAGGTGGATTCTACCGTGACGTGGAACTTCCAACAGGACAGACGGAGTCATCCGATACTGTGGATAAGGTTGATGAATTGCATGGTGTTGAAAAGAACTATGCATCCGATGACGATGAACATGTCGTACTGGAAATACACGTTGATGCCGATGTTCCTGGATTTGAGGATACATCCGGCGTAAAGCTTCCTTATATAATTTCAATAGACCAATTTTCAAGAAAGGTTCTTTCAATAAGGAGAAACTGGAAACAGAATGATCCTAATTTTGAAAAGAACCAATACTTTGTACATTACAAGTTCCTCCCAGGACTAGGGTTTTACGGCTTTGGTCTAATACATATGCTAGGTGGATTGTCAAGAACTGCAACAAGTGTTTTGCGGCAGTTAATTGATGCAGGTACTCTTGCCAATCTACCAGCAGGTTTTAAGGCACGTGGAATGCGCATACGCGACCATGACGAGCCTTTGCAACCAGGAGAATTTCGTGATGTGGATGTTACAGGAGTTTCCATTAAGGAGTCACTTCTTCCACTTCCTTACAAGGAACCATCACAGGTTTTATTTGCATTGTTAGGTTTTGCTGTTGACGCAGGAAAATCATTTGCGGCGATTGCGGATATGAAGCTTGGGGAAGGAAATGAACAGAACCCTGTAGGAACTACGCTTGCATTGATTGAGCGTGGAACAAAAGTTATGAGTGCAATACACAAACGATTGCACTATGCACAGAAAATTGAATTTAAGTTACTAGCAAAAGTATTCCAGATTTATCTTCCACCACAATATCCTTACATGGTTGTTGGTGGAAACCAACAAATTAAACAATCTGATTTTGATGACCGTGTTGATGTTATTCCCGTATCAGATCCTAATATATTTTCAATGGCACAGCGTGTCACATTGGCGCAGCAACAATTGCAATTAGCAAGTGCTGCACCACAATTACACAATTTGCGTGAAGCATACAGAAGAATGTATGATGCTATGGGTGTGGACAATGTGGAGGCAATATTAAAACCTGATCCGGAGATGCCGGAACCTATGAGTCCAGCAATGGAGAATGCAGGCGCAATGCGTGGACAACAGCCAAAGTCATTTCCAATGCAGAACCATATGGCGCATATACAGGCACATGCTGAGTTTATGTTTACAAGAATGGTGCAGATTAATCCTCAATTATATGCCATGTTACAAGCACACGTCTCAGAGCATATTTCATTAATTGCAGGACAACAGGTACAAGAAAAATACAAACAGCAATTTCAGCAGTTACAGCAACAAATGCAACAGGCACAACAAAATCCACAGGCGATGCAACAATTACAACAACAACAGGATCAATTAGTGAACCAGCAAGCTTCCGAGCAAGCACAAATTGAAGCACAAATGACTCAACAACTAGCGCAAGATGAAGAGGCTAGAATGAAACGAGAAGCTCAAGATCCGCTAATCAAGCTTAAACAGCAAGAAATTGACCTGAAGGCAATGGAAACACAAATGAAATTGCAGAAGGACATGATGGTGGACGCTGAGAAGCTAGATCTTGAAAGAGACAAGCTGGAGGCGGAAACAAGTATTGACTTGATGAAAGCTTCAGCAGATGTTAATAAGGAAGATTCCGCAGAGGCAATGGCACTTCTAAAAGAGAACATGGCGGCTACAAGAGAGGCTATGAAGAATGAAATGGCTGAAAGAAAAAACCAATCGGCTGAAAGGATAGCAAGGGAAAATGCAAAATCAAAAGCAAACGGACAAAGTAAAAAAACAACTTGAAAAACTTAGCACAGTGATGCAAAAGGTTGAACAATTAGCTAAGGAGGAAATATCTTCTCCTGAAGACTTTCTTCAAGTTTGCGGTGCGTTGCTGGCAGTGACTAGAAACATGTATGTTGAAGCACTAGGACCAGTTGATACTTCACGAATGTTCGAGGCCGTTGCGCAAAGTTTTCATATCCAGGAAGAGATTATAGAAGTTTTTCAGCGGGACGGAAAACCGCCAACAATACATTAATGCCTTTCAAGTCTGAAAAGCAAAGAAAATATATGTGGTCTAAGGAGCCTGCAATTGCTAAAAGATGGACTGAAAAATACGGGAATAAGCCCAAGAAAAAAGGCGGAGTAATAAAAAAACGTAGAGGAGGAATTGCAAATGCCACAGGTAGGAAGTAAAAAATTTCCATACACTTCAGCTGGAGCACAGCAAGCACAGAAGCATGCACGTGCAACAGGACAGAAAGTCCAGATGACTGGATACAAGAAGGGTGGAACAAAGAAAAAGTATAAAGCAGGTGGAACAGTGAAGAAGAAAAAAGGTGGAATGATGAAGAAGAAATATCACCATGGAGGTCGAGTAAGTGGTGGTATGAAAGATAAACAATGTTAACAAGGAGGTAAATATGAATTTATTGAAAGATCTTTGGGGACATCTAAAAGAATGGAATGAATGGAAATTGAAGGACTGGATAAAAGCCGGAATTTTAGTCATTGTAATTCTTGTAGTCCTTAAAGTAATTATTTTGCCAGGTGTGTAGTGAACGGCAGAGAAAAATATATAGCTAGTAAAGCGTACAAACGTCCTGTTGGGTCGTTTACCCAACGGGATAATGTACGTGATTTCGCACGTAGTGGGCACGGTCAAAACTATCATAAAATGATGGATCTGCACCAGCAGCTTCCAACTATGACTAAAGATGACCCACGTGTACAAGAATTCAAAGATAGAAGAAGATCATTTAACCGATATGGAAAATACCCTATGGGTGAAATGTTAGGAATGTCACCTTTGGATATGCAAAAAAAATATGTAGGTTTAAGCCGTGATGTAAGGCAAACAAATAAACCAGTATATAATAAAATGTATCCAATAGAAGGTGGATATATGGACTATACACAAGGTGGTGGATTACCTGGACTAATACTAAAAGGTGCTAAAAGTTTAGTAGGCAACATTGTAGGAATGGGAAGAGACATATTAGGAGGTGATGGAATTAATGGCGCTGATAGGGATGTATCACAAAAAGAATTAGATGATTATGCAGCAAAAACATTTGGATTTTATCCATCGGATGTCCATCCAGGATTGCCAATAGAGGATGAAACATCTTTAGTTGATGAAAAGACACGTGAAGAACAAATTCAAGAATTGGTAGATGAAGAACAAAGAAAAATAGATAATTTTGAAACTGACTATCATTCAGACCTTTTAGATGATATGGCCAAAGATCAATGGCCTACAAGTGGATATAGATTTGAATTTGATGATTATGTTCAGGACAGGATGGATGCTTTAAGAAATGCTCCTCCAGATGATACTTATGTTGCTCCTCCAGACGATATAGAACCTTTGCCATTTGATGAAGGAAGAGAAGATTTTATAAGAAGACAGAATGAATATGTTATTCCAGAACCTATATTTCCAGGAAACGTAAGACAAGATGATCCATATGAGACATCAGCCTATGAAAAATGGTATAATGAAAGATTGAATAATCGCTTAGCTGATCAGTATCAAGAATGGGGACCGCATTACCGTGAACCCGTAACTTCATACTATGGGTCCAACTGGTATGACGAATATAAAAGAAAATTAGAAAATGAGATGGAGATTGCCAAAGGCATAAGATCTCCAATGGATAGATAATGGTAGTAAAATATCAATCAAATATTTCATGGAGTGGGAGCCCTAGTCCTACAGGCAGCTACGGAAGAGAAGAACAAGCTTTTGCAGGTGAATCAAATGTTCCATATGATCCAGGTGAGGGTCCAAGAGGTGGTGAAGATGTTGAAACAGGCAGTTCAGGTCATAGTATCCTAGACGCGTTAAATAAATTAAAGGCAGAAGGAAAAGGAGATACTGAACAAGCTAAAGTATACGAAAGATATTTGGTTGGGGTTGAGCAGAAATATCAGTCAGAAGGAAAAAGTTTATATGGAGATGTTTATGGTCCTGAATTACACAAGCCAACTCTTTCTAGCGAGGATATTGTAAACCAATTAGCTGCTTTGGAAGCAGCTGATCCTAAGTATTTGAAAAGCTGGGAAGGACAGCAAATGAAGGCCCAAGGAAAGGGCCCAGGCACTAAAGAATGGATTGATAAGTTTGGAATGCCCAGCATTATTGCGATGCCAACTTATTACCAAGGGGATTATGAATATGGAGATACAGGTGACCCTGACTATCTAACTTGGGACAAAGATCCCATTGAGACTGCAAAATATACTGATGAATATGGTCAGAAAATACCAGGTGGTGAGTATATATACACTGGATTAGGAAAGACGATGATGGATCAACTTGAAGGTTCAGTTGCTGGAACTCAATTATTTGGTGGAGATATTGAAGCTTATCAACAGTCGAAAGATGCTTACTGGGACGACCGTGCGGAACAGGAAAGTATTGACCAATCACAGCGAACCAGTTGGGGTGGTGGCGGCGGTGGCGGCGGTGCCAGTGGCACTGGATATTACGGAGACCCACGACAAGGC